CTCTTTTAATCATCTTTTTTTGGAAATCAGAAAGGAAAACGGAATCAATACCCCCGTATTTTTCAATTCGCCAAAAAGTTTGATTATTTATCAAATCCTCTGCACGAGCGGAAAAAATTGAAAAAATATCCTCATTGGCGATTTTATAAGTAGTCGCCTCATTGTATTCGTTTAATCCGACCCACATCGTTTCACCTGTTTATGAAAAATATAATTACGAAAGGGAAAGAAAACAAGCGAAAGAACCCTTTCGTAATTATTGGTATGGTTGTTGTCAGATTTAAACAATTTGACTTTCCAAGTCTTTGATGGTTTCTTTCAATTCATCAATTGTCGCTTGGTATTGACCAGCCGTCATAATAGACGTGATGTCGTTCGGAGCGTAAAACGTGTCTTGAGCAGAAACCAAAACATAACCACCGGAAATGTATTCAGTGACAACTGCTTTGTAAACGAGACCAAGAGAACGCTCAATAGCTTGACCGGATTTTTTAACAATAACCCAATAAAGTTTACCGTCAACCAATTCGGAAACATTGGTGATAATCGGTTTTGCGCCATTCACAATCTGACTTTTTTGGTCGGGAAGAGTAAATGCCATTGCTTACACCACCTTGATTTTACGGAAAGCACCTAAACTGCGAGTATCTTTAACGCAAACGGCGGCAATCATTTCCACTTCACCACGTTTTAATGCCTTCGGAGCGTTCCAATCAGGCATGAAAACATCAACAGGAGATGCGCCGGACGGACTCACAGCATGAACACCATCAAGACCAAGACGAATAAAATACGCCGAAGTCTCACCGCTGGAATCGGTCGGAATAATCGGGTCAGAACCACCAGGTTTGTTGCCCATTTCCAAGATACCAATACCGCCATAACTCATGATTTCCGAACCGAGAGCCGTTTTTGTCATTGTAAAGCCGGTAAGTTCATCAGCAACGGATTGGAAAACAGCATAAAGGTCAGTATTCACAAGCATGAAACTTGGACGGTCGGCAAGCGGTTTTAATGCTTGGCGAAGGTCAAACATAAATTGTTTGGCATTGTTTTCAACCGCCGTTGCAGTGGAAATATCAACAGATGCGGTCGGAACATATTCTGTCGCCGTACCTGTAACAATCTTGTCAATGCCGGTAAATTGAGTTGGGTCTTTTTCAGCATCACCGTTGATAAACATATCTGCGAATAACGCTTTTGTGGATTTAATTTTCTGTTGCGCCTGCCATTCAAACAAACTCGCAATGACCTCACGTTCATTGTTTTGAAGAACACGGTCAATCTCAAACGCACCACCAAACTGTTTCAAATCAACAGTCACACGAGTGGTCTTTGCTTCCTGAGGAGAATATTCAGTGTTCAAAGCACGAGTTTGCGCAGTTGCATAACGAGTTACACGGTTGTAAGAGTAACTCAAACTTTGACCAACACCGCCACCTTTAACAGTATTGTCGAATGGAAGGTACTCAAGCAAGGGGTCGGTGACGAATTCATCAATCACCCACGGAGTTAAAACAGAATCGGATAATTCTTTGGCTTCAAGTAAAGTAACGGGCATTTATATACCTCTATTCATAACGGTTTTAATTTATAAATTTCATTTCAATCCAAAAAGAAGATGCCGAGAAGGCATCTACTTTTACAGGTCACGTTTTTCCGCCGAGTTCATCCATTTTTTGCATAATTGCTTCTTTCATGGATTTCGGTTTGTCATTTTTGGGCGGGTCACCCCGACCTTTCCCACCGTTACCTTTGGAGGCAGTTTTGGTCAATCCGTTGTCTTTCAACACCATTTCAACCAATTCTTCCATTTTCTTTTCAGCGTGGTTTTTCCGATATTCTTCAAGTTCGGAACCGACAAATTTAACGTGTTTGTCGTCAACACCTAAACTTTTAAGCTGATTTCTCAACGCTTCTGCCTTTGCGGCTTCACGTTCATCAGCCAATTTTTTACGTTCGGATTCAATTTCTTTCATGAAATCGTCTTTCATTTTCTTTAATTCATCGTCCGGTTTCGGCGGTTCAGGTGGAGTAGCTTTCTGTTGTTCTTTAAACTTTTTCCATTCTTTTGCATCAAAATCGTCAGGAATTGAAGAATATTTTTTAGCATCAAAATCGGCGGGTACATCTTTGTACTTCGCTTTCAAAGTTTTTATTTCTTCATCTTTTTTTTCCGCAGTTTTATTTACTCTACCGCTGACGATAGAATTAATAAGTTTCTGCTGTTCTTCTGAAAACCCTTTGATTTGCTCTTTCAGGTCATCATCAGCCCCCGTGTTGATAGGGTCAGTCATATTTTTTATTACTCCTTTCTTTTATTTATATTTAACTATGTTAGCTGTATATTCGTTCATTATCATAGTTACGAGTTCTACCCGTAACTTTTACAAATTGACGAATTGCAGTATAAGTGTTATTCAACTTGTTTTGTTCAAAACTTGTGTCAAAACCAGCCGCCTGAAGTGTGGAAATCTCTCTTTTAGTAGTTCTTATGATTCTTTCAAAATCACGTTGCATTTGCGATTCTTCATAAACTTTTGCATTTTCAACAGGGTCAAATGGCGTGAAAGTTCGTTCGGAAATGCCTTCAACAAACGGGTATATGGTATGGGTACAATTAATTCCAAGAAGCCCGTCAATATCACCATATGAGGAAGATGACCACGCAGGATACTTCATTGACTTTCCGCTTCGTGAATATACTAAACCTTGAAACGGGGCACAATTCGGTCTTGCTCCCATATGAGCCGACACTTCCAATAAATCCAATTCCCAATCGTCCATTTTTTGAAATTGAGTTTTCGCCATCGTTTGAGTCAATCGAGTATTAACCGCACGTTTAATTCCAGCATCCAAAGAAATTGTACTGAATTTTCCGCTTTGGGAAGAGTAGGTAAGTGTTTGCAACCCTGTTTGGGAAAATTCTTTTACTGCATCTCTCAACGCTTCATAATGTGTTTTTGTTGATAATTCAACATCAATCGCTGTTTTATTTATAATATCAAGATATGCGTTGTTGGCAAATTCAAGTGCGGTAATGCGTGTAAGATTTTTGGATACTTTGAAATCAGACACTTGTACATCAATTATATTTTTTAACGGGTCGGATTTACGATTTGGAACTGTACCTTTAAGCATTTTTATATCTTTCTTCATCATTTCGTCTTGTAAATGTTGAAGTTCTTTCCGCAAATTTTCATCAACTTTAACTTCTTTTTTGGCGAAAATTTCAATATTTGTGTCTGTTACATCTCGCAATTGCACCATTTTATCAATTTTCCAGCGGTCAGTATAAGGAACATCTTGCCAATTTTCAATATCCGAAAATCTACTTGCAACATTAATCATGATGTCATGTTGAATGTCTAAATAAATTCCGTAAACGGAGTCTTTTATTTCAACTCCGTCAAAATCATATTTCATTGCATACCGCCATCACCGAATACACGGCTTAATCCAAGACGTTCCTCAAGAGTTTTTCCGAAATCGGCAGGAATAACGTCTTTCATCTGTTCTTCCGTATAACCATAAATTTCTTTGTAGTATGATTCGGGTGTTCTTATTTTTAAATTAACTTCTTGGAACATACGGTCACGGTTTTGTTTTTTATCTTCAATTATAGAGTCATCGAAAATAATTTCAAATTCGTCATAATTAAAAATCCATCCCTTCAAGTCAAAAATTGCTTCTGTAAGGTCACGAATAACTTTTTTCAAAATTTGTTCATCTTTTTTAACCGCTCTAAATAATTCCGAATGTTCAGAAACAACTTCTGTTGCAGTTTTTAAACCGGAATGACCTTCAAAACTGAAATAACCAAGTCCAAGACCACATTTGATTGAAATAACATTAAGAACATCGCTTAATGCTATTTTATGTTCAGTTGAACGAATCTCCATGTTTATTTCTTCCATGAACGGTTTATCAGGATTTTTAAAATCAACACGAAGATAACCAATTTCATTCGGGTCAAAATTCGGCACTTCATTTCCATCTTGCGAAGGCTTGGAAACTTCCGCTGAATAAATAATCCTTTTTTTACCAAGAATAAACTCGTTAATATAAGAGTCGTAAATAGTGTCAGCACCTTTTATATCCCATAAAGCGTTTGCGTAACATGGAATTCCAAGAGGAATTGAAGGTATAATATTATTAACGACATTCGGAGATAAAATTGTAAATTTTTTAATCGGAGAACCCGTTGACAATTCTTCCGTCATTCCGTATTGCGCAACATCAACTGAAATAAAATCATCAAGAGCAATACTTTTAGATTTTTTCAAAAACGCATTTTTAATAACATAATTTCCGCTTTCATCTAAGAAATGCCCTTCAAGACGCATTATTTCTTCGTTGTCTTCATAAAAACTTGTCAAAAATACACATTCTTCAATTTCACCGTTCCTCGCAGTGATTGGGAAAACTCCTGTGGCGGAGACATAACTTAATAAAATATTTTCCGCATCATCTTTATCAACAATAATTCCATAATAACCGTGAGCTTGCGATAGTTCAACAGCTTGATTCATTTTTACCCAAAAGTTATTATCATCAAGAATATTGTCAAAATCAACACGATAGGTTTCAGGAATAACAATTTCAACCTTTTCATTCATTTGTAAATCTGCTTTTGTCTGACAAATCAATTTTACAAGACCAAGACGTGACATTTTATACATCGCATATTTATCACCTGTCCATACCCATTTTTTATGAAAAGGAGTATCATTTAAATACCATCTGTTCCATTCACGCAAATTCGCAAACCATTCGGCAGTCAATAATGATTGCACTCCAAATGCACGTTTAATGATTTTATCAAAATACGTTTCCATAATTATATTCCTCATTCTTTGGTTGAGTAGCTTTAAGCAAAGTCACATAATCATACATTTTTGGTTCGTAGGCATATTCAAACGCATCTAAAATATCAATGTTACTTGTAAAATCATCAAGACGTTTAGCGGGACTTTCGTTTGGCTTCCATACTGCTTCTTCAAGACCTTTTATAAATACTTTACATTTATCGGATATTTTTATACGATGAGTTGGAAATAGAGCGTTTGTCGCCATAATTCTATTTACAATTTCATTTTTAAGACTGTTATATATAAATACATGATGACCTTTCTTTCTTAAATACGTTTCCAAACCACGTTTCAACATTTGTTGAGCCGCATCAAAATAAATCGCCCGTGGTTTTATGCTTCCATAAGTTTGTCTTACTAAAAATCCAAAAAATTTTTCGTAAAAATCTTCAGGATTCGTCAACACGTTACCTTTTATGTATTCTTCATCCAAAACAACAATACCGGCATTTCCTTTTTCAAATCCAACGCAAACGAAAGCTGAACCAGATTCAGTTTCACCAACATCAATACCAATATGAATTAAAGAAAGATTTTTAAAATCATAATCTTTTAATGATATAATATAATCTTTTTTATGGTCACTGAAAAAACGGTATATAGCTCCTTCGGCGACAACCCACCGACCCTCTATGAATCTTTCGTAAAAAACACCAACGTATTCTTTCTATAAATTTTCAATATACCCATCAGGTAAGAAAACAGCGTTGTCGCAAATATGATAATTTTCCACAATCATATCCAAATTGTCTGATTCTACCCTATCCATCCAATTTTTTTTCAAATAATTATTAGGGTCTTCGGGGTTTCCTGTCGCAAACATTCTACTTCCAAACACTCTCATTCTTGACATCAACATTGCAAAAAAACTTTCGGGATAAAGCGGGGTCTCATCACAATAAACAGAATCAATGGTTAAACCTTGAATTTTTGTCCTTGCTCTTTCGTTATCTGCCCCTTCCAACCAAACATGACGGTCAAAAATAGTCATTCGTTTAGACGAAATTGAATATTTTACATTATCGGAACCAAAAATATCAACCAATAAAAACAAACAATTTCTTTCCAAAGAAGTTAATGTTTTCCCAACCATCAAATGATTGTTTTCAGTCGAACGGCTTATAATCCAAAGAACCCAAATTATGAGAGTGATATAAGTTTTTCCTGAGGAAACAGAACCTACAAAAAGATTTATTCGTTTAAATTTTTTATTTTTAAATCTTTCAAAAGTTTCAAATTGCCGCTGTGAAAACAGCGGCTTTTGAACTTCAATCAATGGCTATTCCATTTTCTTTCAACTTTTTTTGAATCCGTTTGGAAATATAAATAAACGGTGTATCAAATGTGTTAATCAATACTTTAAATATATAAATTGAGGTCATCAACGCAATCATATATTCCATACTTGCAAAAGTGGAAAATCCTATAATTACAAATATGACAACATCAAAAGCTTGAGAAATTGTGGTAGAACCTAACTTTCTAATCCAAAGATATTTATCATCAGGTAAATATTTTTTAATCGTTGAAAAAATCCAAACATCAATCATGTTTGAAATAAGATACCCTAAAATGCTTCCTGCACATATCCACGGCATTATTTTAAATAACGCAAGCATATGTTCGTGTCCTGTATCAAACATGGATGGGTTGAAAAGCAAATTAATTTGCATAATAATGGTGAATAAAATCAACGCCGTAAAACCAATATATACTGCTTTTTTTGCTTCTTTATATCCATAATTTTCATTTATAATATCAACGATAAGACATAATGTGATATGGGTTACGTTACCCAATGATGCCATGAGCCAAAAAATTTCAGCATTTTTCAAAATACCAACATTTGCGACAAGCACTCCAAACGCCATCCAACAAAACAATCCGGTTTTGCCAAAATAACGGTAACAAAGTAAAATACTTATCCAATTCACCAATACCAGCACAAAAAACAATAAATTGTTAAATGTAAACAATCCATCAATCATTCATTTTCACCTTAGTTAATTTATAGACGGTTTTTTTTTTCATACGTCTTTATTTTTATATTTATTTTCGTAATAATCTTGAATTTCAATCCACGTTTTAACATTAGTTATTTGAAACTATCCCGAAGGATATGTATTACGCATATCAAAACTCATAAGTTTTCCATCATTAAATTTTGTCAATCTTCCGTACTTTCCCGAAAGCCAAGAAGATGAATCAACCATATCAAAAGGAATTTCATTTAAAACATTTAAACTTGTCATTCCTAAAGCGTGAAGAACGCAATTGTATTTTTTAGCAATCTTATAAAATAAATGCAATTGCGCTCTTTTTATATCTTTATTATTTACACAGGATATGGCAACAATTTTACCGGAATATTCTTTACACATTTTAATATAATCATCAACACCTCTATTTTTATGCCAAACAGGAATAATTTTATTTGATACCGATTCTAAAATTTTACGCAATTTTAAAACTTCATCATAACCAATTATAACATCTACATCCATTTCAAAATAACCAACAATTTGGTCACAATCATGTTCCAAAATCCATTGAGCATATTTTTTTGTAAAATCTGTAAAATCAATTTCAGTTTGTTTGCCTTTTTTAAACTCAGTCTGAAACGAAAAAGCTCCACTATCTATAAGAATTTCTTTGCTTATTTTTTTATTTATTTCCAAAGACTCTTCTTTCATTTTATAAAAAGACAATAAAACATATTTTATTTTCAACCCTTGTTCATAACAAGGAATCAAAACATCTTTTAAATGTGATTCCATACCACTTAAAAAAATCTTCATTTAATCATTCCGAATCTTCCGAATTTACTTGCTTGAATTCAGACCTTAACTCAACCGCCGAACAAACAGGACAACGTAAAAAAATTCCTTTCGGTTCATCATATTCGTCTTTCAAGTGTTCTTCCGCATTTTCATCTTCACCGATAGGTAAAGAATCCAAATATTTTTGCATTTCTCCAAAACCATATTCCGATAAATCCGTTGAAATATTTTTCAATTCTTCTTCCAACAAATTATAATCCCAATGCGATAATTCGGAAGTTTTATTATCAATTAATCTAAATTCTTTAATTTGCTCATCTGTTAAATCGGAAGCAATAACACATGGAAGTTTTTCCATATTCAAATCTTTCGCCGCTTCATATCTTGTATGCCCCGCAACAATAATGAAATTTTTATCAAGCACAATAGGATTTTTCCAACCATAAACTTGAATTGATTTTTTAACAGCGTTCACCGCATCTGCGTTTTTTCTTGGGTTATTTTCATACGGACGAATATTTTCAATATCAATCCATTGAATATTTAAAATATTATTCATAATAATTCCTCTTTTATTTTTAAAAATTCATTATATCCATTATTGCGTAAAATGCAAGAAGGACATTCACCGCAACCGTTACCTTTTTCACCATTATAACAAGTTACTGTTTCATCGTAAATAATATCAATAATACCCAAATCATCAGCAAGTTTCCAAGTATAACCTTTTGATAAATTTATTAAAGGGGTATGAATAATAATTTTATTAGGTACATCAGCTAAATCTAAAGCGTTTTGCATTTGGTTAATAAAAACTTCTCTGCAATCGGGATAACCACTAAAATCAATTTGTGAAACTCCAATAACAATATTTTTAACATCAATAAAATTTGCTGTTATTCCAGCTATAACTATAAAAAGCATATTTCTAAAAGGAACATAAGTATTTGGAATTTTATTTTCTTCCGCTTCAGAAATAACCAAATTTTTATCCAAAAGGGAACAGTTATTATTAATAGCTAAATTTTTTAATAATTTATATTCAAAAATAGGGTGAATTATATGTTTAAATC